CGTCCATACCGTGCTTTTCGAGCTCCATGACCTCATGAAGCTCCCAAACATTGTCGGCCGCACCGTCGTGCATCTTGGCAACAAACTCACCCGTCTCGCCGAGCAATTTGCCCACGGCCTTCAGAGCATCGCGTGTCGCCGGGACCGGTACCGGGCGATACCAAACGGCACCCGCTGCACGCATCAATGCATCAAGCAAGCGCGAGTCGCCAGTCAGCCTGATCAGCTCTTCAAGCTCATCAGGGTTCAGCCAGCGGCGATCGTCGTCGAGCTTGAGTTTCTTCTGGAGAGTGTCGTTGTCCAACACCATGTCAAAGGCAAGAGCGGTAATTCCACCCTTGTAGTCACGACCAGCGCGATAGATCGCCTGGCGTAGAGAAAGGACCGGACCAGCGTCCGGCAAAAGATCTGTGCGACTCATAACCGTAAATCCCCTGTTTACGGTGTGGCCGTAGAGTCAAACACGCTCTATCCTACGACCACGACCGATGTGCTGTGCGAATCGTGCTGTGCAGCACGGTTCATCGTTCCAGTCGGCCCAGGGGATTCTTATGGTGAGAGGTCCTGGGCCGACGCGCTATGTAGCGACTTGCATGTACGTGTAGCTCGTTACTTCCGGCCTGTAGTTTCTTTGGTGAGAGGTTTCAGGCCGGTGTTTCATGTGGCGTTATGGTGTGTTCTGCGTATCGCCACCGCTGGGCTGGGGGATTCTTATGGTGAGAGGCCCCAGCCCGGCACCCTTCTAAGCTGCCTAGTTCAGGTCAGCCGCTTCTTTTTCTCGAAGGTAAATTCGCTCAATTGCCTTTCCCGTTTCGTAAGAAATCCCCGCGCCCTTACTGGCGCGATGAATGGTCGGCTGCGTTGACCCGACCTCATCAGCTATCGCTTTCTGAGAAAACCCACGCCCCGCTAGATAGGCAAGCATCTCCTGAATTGTCATGACTCTGTCTCAATGAACTTCCTCATAACAAATCATACAAAAACGTATAACCGCACGCAATACAATTCGCATAATTCGAAAACGTATGGTGTGCCGGTGAATATTGCAGAGCGTCTTCGCAACAAGATGCGCGAGCTTGGATTGAATGAGAGCCAGCTAAGCCGCAGGTCGTCGGTCCCACAACCCACGATCAACAGAATTTTATCTGGCGAAAGCTCAAGTCCTAGAAAGCCAACTGTGGAATCGCTAGCCCGACCTTTGGGTGTATCTCCCGATTGGCTTCTTTTCGGCTCCGGATCCGAGGCGCCTACCGGCTCTCCAAGCGCAAAGGACTACGCGTTGATTCCACAATTTAAGGCCAAGGGTTCTTGTGGGCACGGCTACCTTAATGAGCATGTAGAAACCACCGAGGGGCTTGCATTTAAGCGTGACTGGCTGCATCGAATGAAAGCAAAACCCGAAAACTTGTACGTTATCTATGCCGATGGCGATAGCATGGAGCCGTATATTTTCGAGGGCGACGTTGTGCTTTTCGACACATCGTCGACAGAGCCGAGAGACAAGCAAGTCTATGTAATCCGCCGACCAGACGGTGGCAATAGCATAAAAAGACTGACTCAACAGCTCTCAGGTACCTGGGTAATAAGAAGCGACAACCCTGACAAAGTAGCGAATCCAGATGAGCCCGTTTCCGAGGAAGCGATTCATGAAATGCCAATTTTAGGCCGTGTCATCTGGAGAGGCGGCGGAGTCGGCGGCTAACCCATCACAGCTGCCCCTCTTCTGAATTAACCCGCCAGTGAGCGGGTTTTTTACGCCCACGAAACAAATTATGCGAATTCGCATTGACTGAAATTATGAGCATTCGTATAGTCCGCCTCGTACACCTCTCACCAAAGAGTACGAGACATGCAAACCACACAGCACAGCAATACCCGCTGCCCTGTCTACCTGCATCCAGCTGCATGCAGTAGCCGCGCAGCCGTAGAGGCCATCCAGCGCCGCACAGGACTGCTGGTGATCACTACCTCCAAAGGTCACACCGAGGCAATTCAGCCTCACAACACCGCCGCAGCCGATGAAGATTTCTCCCCGTTCGGGGGGGACGCAGCATGACGACACTTCTAATCGGTCTTGCTGGACGGGCTCGCTCAGGCAAAGACACAGCAGCACAACACCTGGTGAACCATCACGGGTTCCAGTCGTACGCGTTCGCCGATCCTCTACGTGACGGCCTGATGCACATCCTCAACCTGAGCCCGTGCGACTTCGAAGGCGACCAGAAAGAACAGCCGCTCCCCTGGCTGGGCCGCTCTCCTCGCGAATTGATGCAGTCCCTGGGCACCGAATGGGGCCGCAACACTGTGCACCCTGAACTGTGGCTGCTGCTGGCCGCGCAAAACCTCGACCTGCTGGCACGCACCCACGACAACGCCACCGGCTTCGTCGTCAGCGACCTGCGGTTTGAGAACGAAGCCCAGTTCATCCGCGAACGCGGTGGCGTTGTGATTCACCTGTATCGGCCATCTGCGCCGGCGGTGAACGCACACGTCAGCGAAGACGGCATCCGCAGCACGGAGCATGACTTGGTGCTGGCGAACTTCGGAACCATCGACGAGCTCCGCCAAAACCTCAACTCCATCGTGGACATTCTGCGCGCCCGCGCAGCCGCAGCCTGAGGACCGCACCATGAACCGCACCCTGGACGAAACGGCCGCAGTGCTCGGCCTCAAACCTCGAAAGTTTCGCGAACAATTGCGGGCGCTGCGCGTACTGACGCAAAGCGGCGATCTGGCCAGCCATCACCGTGGCGGCGGCAATCTGTTTTCAGACCCGCGTAGTGTCCAGATCGGAACCACCAACCGCTACAAGCACTACGCCGTGGTGATGGTCACCGAGGCAGGCGTGCCATGGCTGGCTAAGAAGCTGGGCATCGCCATCACGCACGAGGACGCCGCAGCATGAAAACCAATTACTTCAACGCTTACACGCAAGCCCTCGGCGCCCTGCGGCTGATTCCAATCTATCTGGACAGCCCGGGTGTGGTCAGCCGCGCCACGCTGATTGGTGCCGCAAGCGAAGCCATTGACCTGCTGGACAGCATGCCTTGCCGCACAGTGGAACTGGCCGAAGTATTTCGCTGCGTCAACGACGTGATTCAAGAAGGCCAAGTGGCCTATGTCACCCCCACCAACTCGCCCGAGTTTCCTTTCGGCGCCGTGGTCGCTGACGAAAAAGGCCAGATCTGCGCCGCAGCCAGGGGCAAGAGCAAAGAAGGCCTCGCCGAAATGATCCGCCTCAAGTTGCTGCCCCCATCGGAGGGGCTCGGGGAGGATGCTGCGTGAGCAACACCATTGACCAATTGCGAAAGGAATGGGCAACACCATGCCCAACGCTATCGGCCATCCGTCAGCGTTACTTCTCCCACATTTCCAGCGACCGCTACCTATTACGCCGCATCAGCGCCGGACGAATTCAGCTGAAAGTGACCCGCCTGGGCGGATCTGGGAACAAAGGCACAGCCGTTGTGTACCTGCATGACCTTGCCGACTACCTCGACTCGCAAGCGAAAAGAGAAGCGGCCTGATTCAACGGTGGCCCCTGCCGTTCAGGGGCAAACAACATCTACTCAATAAGGCACAGCACATGAAAGCCACAGACACCAACGACTTTTTCAACTCACTCAATGCTGGTGTGTTTGCGCAACAAATCGGCCAAGCACTCTCGAACGTCGCCGCCGGCGTCATTGACTACGGCAAGGCCGGTGAAGTGACCATCAAGCTGAAGATGAAGCAAATCGGCCAGAGCAATCAGGTTGCGATCAGCCACACCCTCGATTTCGCCCAACCCACCAAACGCGGGAAATTGCGCGAAGACTCGACCCTGGACACACCGCTGTACCTCACGCCGCAAGGCCTCACGCTGTTCCAGAACGATCCGACTTCGCAGCTCTTCAAGAGCGAAGACACGCCGGTAGTTCCTCGCTAACAGCAACACCGCTACGCAGTACCAAATCCTCTCACCAAAAGGAAGCATCAATGCCACTCGCTAAAGACGCACTCGAACACATCCTGGCTCAAGCCCACGCAGCCACCGCCCTGCCTACGACACTGGTACCTGTGACGGCATTGCCCGCTGACGTCAAAATTCACAATCTGGAACATCTCCAGGCTCTCCGCTCGCGCTTTCGCGGAACGCTTTCCACCCACAGCCTGGGGGATTTTGCCAACTACACCATCTCCCGCAACGGTCCCGAGGCGCAGGGTTTCATCAATCAAGACGACATGAGCTGCAAAGTGTTCTTCAACCTGGGTGATGAAATCACCCCAGGTCACGCCGACGACGTGGCAATCTTGAAACTCAAGCCAACTGCCGCGTACAAGGCGCTGCAAGAAATTGCCGGGAGGAAGCTCAGCCAACGGGACCTGGCCGAGTGGATCGAAGACTGGCACCTCAGCCTTGTGGCAAGCAAGGAAGGTGGCGGCACCATGCCCATCAGTGCCGCCGTCGCCAGCGTACGGAACATCACCATCGAAGCCCGCAGTTCGGCCACCAGCAGCGAGCACAACTTCGGCGCCGCCCGTAGCGCAATGGACAGCATCGAAGCCGCGAGCGCCGAAAGCCGCATCGAAGCCCTGCACTTCTCGCTGATCCCATACGAAGGCCTGGCTGTGCGTGTCTTCACCCTGAAACTCAGCATCCTGACCGGCGATGACAAACCGACGCTCAAGTTGCGCTGGGCTGGCGAAGAACAGCAAGTCGAGGAGATCGCCCAGGAATTCAAAACGACACTCGCCAAAGAAGTCGGCGGTGCCGCGAGCCTGACTCTGGGCACCTTCAGCGCCTAACCAGCCACCCCACGTAGCAACACCCCGCCGCCGGCCTCTCACCAA